TGTTTCCGGTTGTGGTTCTACATAATCCGGCGGAGTTGGATTTATTGGTTGTGGTTGCGGTGGTGCTGGAATATTTAGAAATTGTACACCAATAGACCGTCTTTGGCGTGCTCGTGTCATATCTATATTGTCGGGGTACGGATCATTAGTCCATTTGGCCCTCAACAAAGTCCAGAAAATTTGGCCCAAGTCCGACCCAGGCGGAGCCTCAACAAAGATTGTGTTTGGGCCTCTAAGCTGCCCATCAACTAATGCTGCAAGTGCATATTTAGCATCGGTCATAACCAGGCCGCTACTTAAATACCCAGGCTCCCCTACTTCTAATCCATAATACCCCGCATCAAGGTCGGTATAACGAAAATATTTCTTGTAACCTGATTGATCTTGACCACCAATAAAAGCACCGTGAAGAGTATCAAACTCACTCGGTTCCTCAAAAGTTTCCAGAGAGCCGTTGGGGATTGGCTCAACTTCAATAATAAACCGGTATCTATTATTAGAAAAAACAGGCAAATCAATTTCTACCGGAATCTCAAGAGTACGCCATAGGCCGTCTTTTATCAAATCGGTATCATAGTCAACATCTACATAACCAAGTTCCACAGGCGTTTCCCCAGGCCCCGCCAATTCCCCGTGGAAAATGTGGAAACGAAGTTTGTCTCCGGATGGTGATACCCCATAAAGAGACGAGTCAGGTGTGCGGTAATAGAAGAATATTTTTGTTAAATTCGCCATTTAAGTTTTAGAACTCCTCGTGTCTCTGAGACCAGCGGGTTCCTTGCCCACCCTTGTAGCCCTCTGTCTTAATGATGGTGTCATAGAACTGATATTTGCTGGCACGAGATTTGGCGGGCAATTTTCGTGTGGCTTTCTGATAGGCTTTCCAGGCTTTCTGGATTCCTTTGTCCCTGTCCATAGCCCGATACCGCATCAATTGTTGTTGGCGTTCCAAAGCGTTCTTAAATTCCCCGTTCATCTTATTCTCCAATATATTGTACCCAGATTCCCTCAATCACGTCAGCAGGAACCAGGAGAGCCAGCCCGCAATTCATCCCGCCCCAGATGGCCTGGGACATCCCAATGACTTCCCCACGATTGTTGACTACCGGCCCGCCAGAATTCCCAGGGTTTATGGCCGCGTCAGTCTGGATGTGGGTTGGTGAGAGTATCCCAGTCCGGTATCCGCTGATAATGCCCTTGGTTATAGTACCAAAAAGGCTGGTCGTCAGTGGGGTTCCACACGCCCAAACTTCATCGCCAAGTCCGGCTGTACCAAACAACAACCCAGGGGATGCTATCTGGCTGGAAATTTTGATAATAGCAACGTCCAGCTCCATATCAGAAAACATCACTTCCCCTAAATGGGGAATTTCCCAGGCATCAACAACCAACACCGTATCCGTCCCAGCCACTACGTGGGCACACGTAATTATGTGGTCTGGGTGGTCATACATAACCCACCCTGAGCCGTGCCCCAGGCCCGTGGCAATGGTTACTGTGGCTTGCTGGAGCGTCTCTAAATTAAGAGATCGGGGGACTCCATTCCCCCGAATCCCGTCCAAGATAACACACAAAGATATAATTGAACAACATCCTGCAACATATAACTTTGCCTTTGTGTGTGAGCTCATTTTCCTGCCTTTCTACTCCAGTACAATCAGATAGACTTTGTCATTTTCCGTGCCGTGGAAATTTAAGTATTTGGTATTTGACACCGTCAGCGGCAAATAGTAATCATCTGGTACGGGGGGTGAATTTGTCCCAACGTCTGGGCCTCCAATTAGAACTGTCTTCCCACTTTCGGCTTTTACCAATACTTTGCGGCATTCCACATTTGCACCCTGGGCCTTTCCAGTCGCATCAATGGTGAGCGTCTGCGAAGACAGGTGGCTGGATGCAATGTTCACTGCTCTGGTATCAATAAATTCCATTTCTGTCTCCTCACCGGACACTACCGGTCATATCTGTCAAGATAGTTATTTAACAATTCCGGTTCGGTGGACAGGTAGTAGAGGTCAATACGCAACCGGCCAGCCGAAATCTCCGTGAAATCGGAGTCGCTTGTAACTGTCAGCCGGACGGTTGTTTCCGCCTCGCGGTACTGCTGAGCCTGCGTATAGTTACTTTCACCTTTCACCCCAGCCGTAAATACATTTATATCATTCGCGAATGCATTTGGTGTATCGGATATACCAACCGACAACACGGCGGAACCATCACCGGTGAAGGCCTCTGATACATCAACTTTCGTTCCTATAACAAATGAACCAGCCGGAAGTTTGTTACCAAGGTCAACATACCCAGAAGTACTCCCACCATCAGTAAAATCCCCAATCTTGACGATTTGGCAGATTTTACGGATTCCCATACCAACTGGGCTGCGTTCCAAAGTGGCATTTATGTTATGTCTCTGAGCCATAATTTATTTACCTTTCCATTAAAAATCAAGGGACACGTCGCCCCACTGTCTTGTTAGATGTCTCCATTTGGACAAACTTCGTCCTGATATTCTACCATCCGTTAGCGTTCCCGCTGTGTCCGGAGCATCCGGCACATCGTCCTGAACCATCCGGTTTACCGCAAGTTGATATAGCTGCGTTTGCGTTCCAATTCGCTCATCCTCCTGCTGTTCCGCCACTGCAAGACAACTCTGCAAAATGGCTTCTGAGATTTGGGCGTCCCCAATGAAATAATCCGAATCTTCCACTGGTGCAGGCGGGTTCATCACGTACGTATAGTTTATGGTGTACGTCTGAGACGGTGTTGGGGCAAGTATCAATTCCTTCCGCTGTGATTCCCCTGCCGTGTACTCCGCCGCCCGTATGGCACAAATAACGGGGTAGGACGCGGCCTCCTGCCACATACGGTATTCCATCACCTGCCCTACCGTTACGTTTGCAATGGGAGGATAGCGATTATCAGCAGAATAAATAAACTTTCTGTACAGCCGTTTGAAATCGGTGGGTAGAGAATACACCCACTCACCGGCTTCCAGTTCTATTTCAGCCTCTTTCCGCAACCACGACCATACGTGATTCTTGCCCGTCCGAGGATTAACAGCCGATAAAAAGGTTCTATAACCACGCCAAATAATGTTGTTTACTTTCGACAGGTCGTCGCCTTCAGGCTGTAGCCCAAGTCCAAGATAATCAGAAACGGCTTCTCGGATTTGTCCAAGATTAAGTTGCATTTGTAACTCCTATGGGAGGGAGCCGGTAAAAGGTTTCTTGACCAAACTCCCTCCCACGAAGGTTAAAATTACACTGACGCTGTTAATGCCACATACGTCCAGGCAGTGCCGTCATCCACACAAATGTAGGATTCCCCGCTTCCAGTTCCGCCATCTGCCACAACAATTCGAACACGGCCTGCTGTCCCTGGAGCACCAAGGATTGCGGCCAACTCAGAAGCAGACGGAGCACCTGAGGTTACATCACCATTATAAACAGTGGCATCCACGTTCCCAGTCAGGTCTCCGGTTACATCACCGGTAACATCACCAACAAAATCAATTTCCCCAGCATTGCCGCTCAATTGAACCAGAACCAGGCCTTCCGTTCCAGTGAGATTCCGAGACTCAAACGCACGTCCGATATACTTTCCGGCAGCCGGTGTGGTGTTGGCGTAATATTGCCCTTCCACCAGATAGATAGCATCATCGCGGGAAACGTCGGCATCGTACACCCGAACGGGCACAACCGCACCGTTGGGAACATTTATTACAATCTCCCGCGGGCCGCTGAGGCCCTGGTATGAGCCGCCAGCTACGACTCCTGCAAAGGCTTTGTAATTTCCTGAGGACGGTTTTTCGACAAAATAGTGCACCCCAGGATTATTGACCGAAATAGCATCCCCGCCGGTCGGGTTAGTAGTAGTATCGTGATTGTAGCACACTAACATTCCCTCATAGATGGCGTCTGTGCCTTCATACCGCACCACCTTCTGTCGGGTGTGCTGCTTATTGCCAAGTCCACTAAATACAGGGTTCATATGTAACTCCTTTGTTTACAGTTGTTTAGTAATTTTATACACAATTAGATATTCGGGTGTCTCGAAATGAGGAACCCAAGCCGTTGCCGGTTAGGGCTGTACAGGCAGAACGTTGTGTCCAGCGGCAACGTCATAACCGTATGGCCAAGGCTGGTGTTCTTATAAGCCTCACCCAATTTGAACTTAAAGCCGGTCAAACATTTGCACTTGAGCCAGTCCCAGTTTACAGCAAACAGGGGGTCATACCCGTACAACTGGGGAACATTTCCGTCGTTATCCTCATCCAGCTCCTCAACATACATAAACGGAGCACCCATATAGGTATAGGTGTTCAGATACTTCTCGAACTTCGGGCCAAGATTGTCATCCTGCTTCCTGGCCAACTGAGTCAGGTTGAGAATGATTTTCTTGTTCGTGTAAAATCGAAGATTTCCCCAATCAGTATCCTTGTCAACAGACTTAGGAATCCGAGTAGGCTTAAAGTGTGTGCTAATAATCCCGTTGTCAATCAGATGGATAAGACGGTCGCCTAAATTGCCCTGGTGGTCAGCAAACCAAGATGCCCATCGATGATTGACCGATGCCGAGCACGCAATATTGCCAGGAGCATAATCAGTACTGAATACGCCGTCATTGTACAGGGGCTGATAGGCGTTAAACCCGCCATCCTGGCCTGCTGTGCCGAGGGGTAACCACGCGGACAGGCCGTGGGGATTTATTTCATCCGCGGCACTCTGCGGGGTCAAGAGAAGTTTGGGCTGCAACAATTCCGCAAACTCGCGGTACATATTGTTAATTCGGTTCTGCAACACATCATATAACTTTTCCTTTGTGCCGCTGTTCAGGGCCGGTTCACGAATGTCCCACGACGTATTGGTCGTAGCGTGTGCCCATTTAGCAAACCCCTTGCTGGTAATGTTCTTTACATTTTTCTTGTCTTCACCGTACAGCCCCGTCATCTGGGCATTTCCGGTATCCCCAAGAACTACATCCCATTCCATCATCGTTCCGCCGGTTTCCTCAGCCTTTTCAAAAACCGAGTTAAACAATTCGTGCGAAACGTCATTAAACGTCATCGCCGCTCCACCTTCCTCAAACATAGGACGGGTCGCATTGGTGATGTCAACCAGTTGCTCGACTGAAGTGATCATTTGACGATACTCCTTATCTTGTTATGTTAGTTCCACTCCGGCCTGACGTGCCGCATCCTCAAGGGCTTTAATTGCGGCTGCCTTGCCTTCCAATTTTACAGGCTTGATCTTCTTACTGGTAGGTCGTGGGGAAAATTCTTTCTTCTTCGCATTTAGGTCTTTGACTACCTGGCTTTTGATGAGAGACTCAAGGTGCTTCCCCTTGTACATCAAAATTGAAGATTCCAATGCCCTGTCCCACTCAAAACCGGCGTTTGCCAAAGCCTTTGCACCCATCCATACCTCTGCACGGGCCTTGAACTGGGGGCTGCTAACGTCTATCTGCCCCTTTGCATCGCGTGGTACATTCTCCCACTTGCCAAATACGGGAAATTTTTCATCCAGCATATCTAATTGCTGCTGAAACATTTTCTCCCGTTCAGCTTCAACGACACTGTTCACGGCCTGCTGAACCGCCTGTCCAGATTCAGCTTGTGCGTTGACAACATCTATAACTTTATTAAGTTTATCAGCCAAGGGAGAAATGATTTTATCAACCACTTCATCCCCATATTGCTCTTTCAGTGCGGCAAAGTCATCGTCGTTAAACGTCTGCTTTTCCAGTACTGGTTTTTTCTCTTCTGGTTCCGGCACAACAGCGTTCTTCTCACTAAAGGACGGCAAGTCCTCAACATCGTATAATTTAACGAGCGTTGTGAGAACCTCAGGGTCTTCCTTAGCGTACTTGTTTATTTTCTCATCATCCCATCCAGCCGCTTCTGCCGCCTGTCGAATTTCATCTGTTATCTCAAATTGTGTTGTTTCTTCCTCACCTGCCTCGGAATCCTCTACATCCTCCTCATCCACACTATCGTCAGCAGTGGTTTTCTTGAAAAATTTGTCGGCCATACGTCCAAAAAATCCCTGCTTTTCTTTATAGTCAGCGTCAGGGCTTGGAATCTGTAAATCCGAATTTTCAATTTCCTCAACACTTTTAACTTCTTCAATGATTTCAGTTGTGTTGTCGGCAGTCTCTAAATCCATAAATTACCCTTTCTTGTATTTGGAATGTTTAATTTGTGCTGAACGTTTCTTGGCTTTGTCTTAATCATTCATATTCCACCCACTCGCGTTTGTCGTACTGAGAACGTTCCCGCATACGTTGGAGCTTCTCTCGTCGGCTTCGAATAATCATAGAACCGTCTTTTGTAAACTCAGCACCAGGATGGATTCTTGCAGCCGTTCCATCCTTGATTTCATCGGGGTGTAGTTTCAGGGCCTTGCTTATCCGAATACGATCTGCATCAATATTGGCAGTGCTCACTAACCGTTTGGCACGCTTGCCACATATTTCACACGGATGTGTGTCCCCAATCTTGGGCACGTCATTCATAGCGAAAAATAAATCAACAACTCCGTGTTCAGGACACTCAAAAGGGTATAAAGGCATTTTTTATCCTATTTGTATTGTAAGTGCACCGCGAATTAAACCAATTTCTATCAACACGTGCGGCTTCACATAAATAATACTTACACCAAAAAGTAACATTCGCCTTGCTTTGTGCCACCGCAATTTCATTCAATCCTCATTTCTGGGGCGGGCTTGGTTGGCCCCCTGCTCGCGATTGTTGTTGTATCATATTTGCGTTCCGGCTTGCCGCCCCCATCATACCCGTCCTGCCGTCTTCCATTCCACTCCCCAGAGCTTGGGGATTATACGGGTTGAGTTTGGCTTCCTGTGGCACTGCCGGTTTGAAGAATAATTCTAAATCATTTATTCCAGCCAATTTAGCCAACTTCTGTGTCGCTTCAGCAACGTCCAATTCTATGCCCTGCTGTGAGGCAATTGGCAAGGTTGGCAATAACCACTGGGAGATAAACTGAATCAACCGCTGGAATTGTCCGTCCGCTGTGGGCCTCTGCATAGACATCGGCTGAATTTTAATCATATAATCATCTATTGCACCCTTTAGATTCTGCTTGCTAAAATGTTCCTCAAATGTTGCAACACCCTTGATTTCCTTTATAACAGGTATGTCAACCAGCGGGTCTGTCCACAGGTAGTATGCAAATTTGTTTGTAAGAGACTCCGTTACCTCATACACCGCCTGTAGCATATATTCCAAGGATCGAGAGGCATTACCCATTAACATCTGTTCTTGCCCAAGTGTGTCCGCCTCTGCTTGCCGCCCTCCAAGGACGTGTAAATTTCCGCCCTGCTCTGACCACTGGCCCTGCAACCAACCCAGGAAGTTGTACATCGACTCATTAACTCCGCCGAATTCAAGTTGTTTAAGGGAATCAATGTGGTCAACTTTTACTGTTTGCCGGTCTCCGGCGTCGGCTATCCGTTCTGCATCCTGGGCCGCTTCCCCCTCATAGGCCAATACAGACTTTTGGGAAGCAGCTTGCTGTTTAATCTTATTGACTATGATGTTAAACATTGAATCCATATCCAGCCACCCCCAGGCGGGCGGAATCGGAATAGGATACTCAGGGAACCATTTATAGCCAAGTACGTCGTATGGGCCTCCCTCAGGCCCCTTCCAATCAACCTCCCGAAGAAACCTGGTGTACTCCCCCTCAGCAAGTTGTGTTATAATTACATTCTCATCCGGCAAATAATATTCCACAAACCGAGTCAATGGTTTAAGGAATTTTGGGTCTGCGTCAACTTCTTGAATAGCGGCCAATTTACGTGGGCTTAATTCGCCGAATAAATCCACTGACGGCTTAATATGGTCGGCGTGCTTGCTCCCATAAAATTCCTGTGCAAATTCCGTCGGGAGATAAAAATAGTTCCCGACAAACGAAGCGTCTCGAATCGTCTTGCAGGACGGGTCGCATACCCAGTCGCTTGGGTCAACAACGTCCGAGTATATGTCTCCCACATCATAGGAATTGCCGAAAATTTCAACCTGCCACTTCTTCATAACCCCTGTCTTGACAATGCCCATTGATATAAGTGAATTGCGACAAAGGGGATAAAGTGTGTTACGAGCCAATTTGAATTGGTGTATCCATTGATTCAGAGCCAGCTCAGTGGTTCGTGCAAACGGCCTATACTGGTGAAGTACAGCATCCACATTTACTCTGGGATTGCTCATTACCAGATAGGGGAGTAAAATTGTCATCGCTCTATCAAGCAGATTTACTGAATGGTTCTGTGCAGACTGTATTGATTTTATATTGGAATTAAAATAATCCGCCGCCCACGCCTTTAGTATAAGATTACTTTTGTCCGTTACAACTTTCTGCATCTTCCCCCACAATTCGGCGGCTCGGCGAAGCCGTTTGGGGAACGGCAAAACTTCAGGTACAGCAGATTTCTTTTTAGTCGGCATAAATAAACCTCGCGTTTAGGCGTCTTTGTTTCTCAAGTAATTGTGCTTGTTTAATACGTGCACCAATCCCGTGTTCGGGGAGGCGGGTTGTTTGTTTTTCATTTTCAATCTGGACATACTTGCTGGCTAAAACATATAATCCACATACAATAACCCTATCCCCGTGTGATTTTCGTGCCCCGCTGCTGTCGGTTAGGGAATAGCTGGGAATTATATCCCCAGACGGGGACACAATGTAACTTTCCAACTCATCCAGTGTTTCGGGGTCTTGTATTCTCAAAAATTTATACTTGGGATTTTTCTCCAACCCGCATCCAAGAGCCACGTCCAATTCCGACAGCAAGTCTCGTTTTGTCTGGGTTGTGCTCCACCAGCCGCGTTTTCTGGTTTTGGTTTTACCATAGGCGGCACGCTCATTGTGCTGAAAATAAACCTTCCTCGCTCCCTGCCATACAATGCGGTTCTCAAATGCTCCGGCGGCGTTTGCCTCCCAGATAATATATGGACTACCATCGCGTCCACCTACCCAACAATTGACCGCCCATACTTCATCCGCGAATCTTTCTTCTGGGGTGTTCGGGTCAACCCACATACCGACCTGTGTGCTGCTGTTGACTTCAAAAATTCCACAAACGGCATTTGCCGCCCCAACCCCGCGGGACGGATCGCAGGCAAGAACATAATCCTTGCTCTGGTCTGGCCGCCCATCCTTTAACTTACCCCACCACCTGAGTTTGCCTGTTCCAAGTGAGGTGTCAAAATAGCACGATCTATCATCAATCCTGCCATCAATGCCATTTCTCCAGCGTATATCACCTATATATCGTGGCTTTTGCAATCCGCTGGCACGTATGGCTTGGAGCGTGTCAAGAGTGAAGAAACTGTCATTTGTAGCCAGTGCATCACCCATAATGTTTTGGACAATGTCCGCTTTTGCCCCACCACGTCGTTTGATTTCTTTATCAAACCAAGGAGCGTGAATTTTGCCCCACTTCATCCCACCATCAATATAAAGTTCAATGTCATCTATGTCCTTGCATTTACTGGGAT